TCGATGTATAGAATTATTTAGTCATACTACTAGATTTTTTATTATAGTAGAGGATAAATATAAATTATTAAAGCCAATTTTATCTAGATTTTCAGAAATTTATATTCCTCTTCCAATGATTAATAAAAAATTTATTAATTTGCATAAATATAATATTAGTAATAATAATAATACAAAATTATATGTATTAAAGAAATATTTACTTAATTTTGATGCAACTCCTAACAATCTATTAATAATGACAGAAAAATTATATAATAAAGGAATTTCAGGATTAGATTTAATAGATTATATAAATAATTATTTTAAAAATAGCGAATATAAGTTTAATTTATTGACTATATTATCTAAAATAAAAAACAATTTACATAATGAATTTATTACAATTTTGTTTATTTTAAATTCAATGTATTTTTATTCACATGAAGATATAGAAAATATTTTAAAAATATAAACTTATTTTTATAAAATTAATTATATAATTAATTTTATTTTCGTTTGGTTTAGAATTTATAAAATATTTTATTTATTTAATAATGGATGATTATTCTTTATCTAGTTTAACAGAATCAAAAAATGAGTGGTGTGCTAGACTTGTTAGTTTATTAACACATCATATTATAATTGGTACAGACTCCATTTTCGGGGAAGCGGTAGAAATATGTAGAAATGAAGATGAAGAAAATAAATATTTAATGACTTTTCAAAATTTATTAAGTACTATACCAAATTGGAATCCTGTAACAATCGAACAAGAAAAAATACGAATTGAAAATAATAGTGGTTGTAAATATTTAGAAGATTTGATAACGTGTGTTCATATTATTCAACTAAAAGCATTAACGTGCATACGTGTTGGTCAAAAACAAAAAAAGATTGATATTAATATTCCATCAGTTGATAAATTTATTCATAATATTTATATAAATGTAGCACGTAAATTATATACTAATATATATTTATTTGAAAAAGATTTGTACCCATTACAAATTCAAAAAAATAAACATGAAGTAGAGTATTTAGTTAAAGAAGCTATATTGTTAACAATACGTGAAAATATTCCGGTTGAAAGAATTTTACAATGTTATATGGAAGAAAATGAAGATATTGAAATATCAAATGAAGAACCAAATAAATTAAATAAATCGGCTGAGCAAAAAGATGCATTAAATAATTCAGAAATAAATAAAGATGTAAAAACATCAGAAAATATTCCAATCGATTTATCTCAAAATCCAAATTTAACAGATACTAAATTAGAAAAGTTAGCTGAAGAATTAAAATTAGATAATGAGGTAAATACACCTAAATTAGTAGAACAAATAAGTAATGAAGACAGTGAAACATTAAACAAAGTTGAAAATCAAATATTAAGTAAAAATGAAATTGAAAATGATTTAACTAACCCAGGTATTATTTTTTCAGACAAAGACACAGTTATAGAATCAAATGGTGTAGAAAACGAAATAGTTGCACCAAAAGATCTTGCTACACTGGAAAAAATATCAGAAATAAATAATGCAAAACGTCAAGCAGAAAAAGAAGAAGATGGTGATGATGCATTAAATATAGGCGCTGATGCAATATTAGATTTAGATATAGTATCTCTTTAATTAATTCGTTTAATAAATATAAACTAATTAATTATATTTATTAATGGATAATATTTATCTAGTAGCTTTAACTGTTTCATTTGTATTTTTAATTTCAAAATGTTTTGAAATTCGATTTATTTTAAAAGAAAAAATTAATATTAAGCAATTACTTATTGATACATTTATTGTATACTTTAGTGTAATTATTGGAATTTTTGTAATGGATCAATTTGCAGATAAAGGCAAAAATTTTACACAAGCTCCTGTTTTTATAGATAATCCTAAATTTTAAATTATTATTTTTATAATTTATATATAAAATGAAATTAGATTGGCATGAGAGAATATTTTTATATACATTATATTTATCTTGGATACTATATACATTTTCTTTAGTTGCTTATTTTGGATATAATTTAGGTGGTGTATATTATTTAGTAGATCAAATACTAAAAATATATATAGGAATAATTTTAATATATAAATTTAATCCATATTTTGGAGTAGGCAAATTTACTGAATTTGATAAACTTTTATCATATTATGCTGGATTATTTTTGCTTATCTCAACAATAATAACAACTATTTTAACAGGTATATATGGATCATTTGAAAATAAAATAGATACCTATTGGCATGTTAAATCTAAATCAATCTAAATCAATCTAAATTAATATTATCTATATTTATTATTTTAGATCCTTTTTTAATTTCTTTTTTTGGAACTATGTATTTATTAAATAATTTATTATTTAATTCTTTGTCTGGTGTATGATTATGAACTTTTCTTACTATCATTTTATATAATTTAAAATCTGGATATCTTTCTTCGTCATTATTTTTATATAAAATATTTCTATTATCATCATCTACACACCAATCAGTTATAATTTTATGAATTGGTCTAAATTTACTATTATGTGTTTCATATTCATCGATAATAAAATCATAAATAGAACATCCTAATCTACATAAATCAAAACTCATATTTGGCTCTAATATAGGTTTTTTATCATTATAATAAGGTTTAAAATTATATTGTGTTGCGGCATCTCCATCCTTATGAAAACTATCGCTACAGATAATTTCATTTTTATAATTGTAGATAGCTCGCCCAAAATCGATTATTTTGAAAATTTTTCCAAATGTAGGTATTTTATAATGTTTATCGTTATATTTGTAATATAAATATTTTTTGTCAGTATTAATATACATAATATTATTTGTATGAAGATCATTATGTGTAAAATTAAATAATTTTTGATATGTGATTAACATCATTAATATTTGAATAATAATACATGTTAGCTCATCATCATTTAATTTATCATTTGATAAAAGATAATCAAATGTATTTTCACAACATTCTAATGATATTATTTGAATAGGAAATTTTTCAACTGATAACATTATTACATCAGATTCCGAATCAAAAGAACTATCAGTATTATCCGAATAAATACTATTATCTTCATTAGAACATTTTTCATCATTATTGGTTTTAGAAGACCGAGATGATATATCAGAATTTGATTCTGTTTTACTTTTACGTATATTAATACTTTTATTTTCATATAAAAGATTAAAAGTTTCATCATCTTTGGTTTCATTTTCTTTGGTTTCGTTTTCTTTGGTTTCATCATCTTTGGTTTCATTTTCTTTGGTTTCATCTTCTTTGGTTTCATCCTTATTTTCATTTAAAAATAGTTGGTTATCTAAATTTTCTATGTTCTCTATATCTTCTAAATTCAGTATATTTGCATCTTCGATATTATTTCCAACTATAATTGGTTTTTTATTTGTTCTTGATTGATCATTAAATAATTCTTCGTGATCTTTATTAATAAATTGATATAAATGTTTATTTTTATGAAAATAATCACTATCATTTAACATATCTATATCATCTCCTATATCAATATGGTATTTATTTTTTATACCTAGATATGATCCATAAAAATCTAATCCATGAATAAAATCTTTATGATTTAATAATTGACTAGTTAAATATGTAAAAAAACTATCTACATATGCTGAGTTATTTGTGTCCATAATTTTTTCATAACAATCATTATTTTCCAATTTAGGTAATGCAAAAATTTTGTTATCACTAATATCATATTTTCCAGCTAAATATTTATATGGATCTAGTAATGGTGAAAATTTAAAAAATATTTTTTTATCGATATCATTTTCTTGAGTAGTAATTAAACCCTGATATTTATTTTCATTAATCTTATTTGTCACACTTTTTAAATTATTATTATTATTTAAATTTATATTATTATAATTGTTGTTTGATAATTTAAAAAAATTATTGTAAAGAGGTATATAATTTTGACAGGACTCCATGTTTAGTAATTCTGGATTTTGAAAATTCTCAAATAATTGAGAATTATTTATTTTTTTATATGAAATTTCCATTTAGCTAAATAAAATAATTTATTTAATTAATTTTAACTTATTTCGCGTAAATAAGTATATATTTATTTTCTTAAAGGTAAATAAATGACCTTACAATTAAAAAAATTTGATATGAAAAATATAAGTTTTAGACCAGATGAAAATAAAGGCCCAGTTGTTGTTTTAATTGGTCGTCGTGATACGGGTAAATCTTTTTTAGTAAGAGATCTTTTATATTATCATCAAGATATTCCAATTGGTACTGTAATTTCAGGAACAGAGGCAGGCAATGGATTTTATAGTTCTCACGTTCCTAAATTATTTATACATGATGAATATAATATAGTTATAATTGAAAATATTTTAAAGCGTCAAAAAACTGTTTTAAAACAAATTAAAAAGGATATGGAAATTTATAAAAAATCTAATATTGACCCTCGTGCATTTGTAATATTAGATGATTGTCTTTTTGATGATAGATGGACACGGGATAAAATGATGCGTTTATTATTTATGAATGGGCGTCATTGGAAAATTATGCTGATTATTACTATGCAATATCCTTTAGGTATTCCCCCGACATTGAGAACTAATATTGATTATGTTTTTATATTACGTGAACCATATATTGCAAATAGAAAACGAATATATGAAAATTATGCAGGTATGTTTCCTACATTTGAATCATTTTGTCAAGTAATGGACCAATGTACCGAAAATTATGAGTGTTTAGTAGTTAATAATAATGTTAAATCAAATAAATTACACGAGCAAATTTTTTGGTATAAAGCAGAATCTCATAAAGATTTTAAATTAGGTTCTAAAGAATTTTGGGAAATATCAAAAAATATTCATTCTGATGATGAGGATGAAGTTTATGACCCAAATAAAGGGGTTAGACGTCAAGGACAAAAGATAAATGTTCGCAAAAATAAATGGTAATTTATTACCATTCGCATAACATACATTTGGTTTTAAAATTATTAATTATTAATTTACATCTTAAGTATAATCGATTTTTATGTTGTTTTGCATTAAATAAACTATCTTTTTTTAAACACATCAGCTGTTCCATTTTATTAAGATTATTATATAGTTTTAATAATTTAACATTTTCTTCTATATCAAATTCTTCTGCTGTAATTTCTTTGTATATAATATTATTTTTTTCTATTATTTCTAATAATTCTTTACCATTTTTTCTATATAACATTAATTTAGTTATCGTATTAATAATGTTATTGTTAATTTTTTCTACAATAAAATTATTATTATTATAAATTTTATTTTTAATTAAATATAATTTATACAAGGAATGTTTTTTAAAATTTTCTTCATGAAACATCAATAAGGTCTCATTAAAAATTTTTTTTTTATTATCTACTAATTCGTGGGAATCCAAATAACTTTTACGATTCATGCAACTATACTATTTTAACGATACTATATTTTTATAATCCTATATTTTCAATTTTAAAACATACCCTTTCCAGTTACTAGTTCGGATGCAATAATATGACCACAAGTTAACATTGCAAGACGACCATGACTTAGTTCATTATTATAAAGTGTTTTTGATACTTTTTTTGCATCATATGCAAATAGATTTCCCGGCTGATAATCATCTTTTAATGTAAATGGTTTTCCACCACTTACAAATGGATTTTCCCATCCGGTTGACATTCTTACACATTCATAAAGGAAAATACTTGCCCAAAACGGCGACTGCATCATCGATTCAAAGTTCGAAAGATAATTAATAGATAGTGTTCC